TTTATTCTGAACTCTGTATTTTCCTCTAGGTCCTTCTCCATTAATTGTAATCTAGTGTCAGCTATGTTTAGCCTTTCAACAATTTGAAAATAGCCCATGGTGCCGAGAGCGACTATGACGATCAAACTAGCAACCGTCTTCATAGGCATCTGCACTGCGGCCTCTTCAGATAACTTTAAAGGTTTATTACTCATCTAGTTGGAATATACCCCGGTTCTAAGAAAATAGCCAGAAGGCATAATAAAACTATTAGAATAGCTGTGAATCTGTAATCCATCCTGGCTATCTCCCATAATTATCCCCATATCCAACTTTTAACTTTGTCCCAAATTTTACAACAAAGTCTTTTACATTTTTCAATCATGTTTTTTCTCCTCAATTTCGTAAAAGAATTTATCAGTATCTTCTGTTCTCCACTGACTCGTGTCTTCTACGTTCCATTCGTTAGTCTGCACTTTCCAATCTGGTATATTATCTTTTACAGTAAAAGAAGGTATATCCCAGATACATCTATTGTTTGGTTGTGCTGCATAATTACCATCGTCTAATGCAATTATGTGTGCGCACTTGTGTTCGTGCGGGATCTCAGAATGATCAGTATCTAATATGTTACTCTCTGGATGTGCAAAGTCAACTGTAAATAAGTATTTACCTGGGTGCCATTTTTTGTCTTTGCCTATGTATTTTCCTGCTTGTCCGTCTAAAATATCCCAAGAAGTAATAGCAGGATAATAACTAAAAGAGTTCCAAAGCTGAAGTTCATCAAGTCTTCGTAT